GCTGAGGTTATCCAGCTCTTACCACACCCACGAAATGCTTGAATAACGGAACGACGAGGTCCATTTTGCAAGTATAAAGCCATGTCGTACTGTAACGGAGTAGGGTCAGGCAGGTTAAGGTGTCGCCATACAAGACACAGAAAGTTTCTAAAGTCTCGTAGTTGTGGTGGTATCTCTTGGTGTTTCTTCTTCATCGTATCAAATAAAAAGGAGCCGACGTTATATTGCCGACTCCTTTAGAGTATATGGGAATGTAGGGAAGAGTTAAAGTTGTTTCTCTGCGGGTATATCGTCTTGTTGTTCGGGGAACGGTAACGCTTCAAAGTCCTTAGCTAATTCATTAACAGCACTACCACTACGATTATCCACTGTGATGTTGTTATCTTTTAACCACTTACCGACAGCGTTCATCAAAGCCGGGTTGTATTCCTCCATAGCTTTCATGTACCCAACTGCATTCTTACACAGTTCAGTATAACCGTCAGCAAGTTTAGCTCCTTCTACGTGATCCTTCATAAGTTATTATTAGTTGTCTCTCGGCATCTCAGAGTGGTCACCACGTCCGTTCATATTGTTCAGGATTCGTGTTACCCACATCTGTAAAAGAGCGGAGGAGCTGAGACCGAGCGTATTAGCGATCCCAGCTACCTCCTTCTTTTGTGAGCTTGTGAGACGAAAAGTTAGAGATGCTGTATCTCTTTTTTTACCTTTCGCACTCATTAAGCAAACTCAAGTGTTAGGCCATTGCAGCAGTAAAGTCTGCCAATGAACCAAGATTGTTACCGTCTCCAAGAACAACGTCGTTAGCTTTAACGTCGATCAAGGAAGCACTTCCGTCGTCTCCACTGATGTCAGTAGAAGTAGCACCAGCTGAAGTTTTGTAGAAAGCGAACTTATCTTCACCTTCGTCGTAAACAGCAGCGATGTTACCGTCGTCAGAAGAACCACGCTCAATGATAAACCCAGCGTCGTTACCGTTATTAGCACTTGAACCAGCTCCGTCATTGAGAAGCATGATAGCATCTTTAACTTGGGAGTTTGTTGTTTCAAGCGAGGTAGTTGTACCTTGAACAGTTAAGTTACCACTAAGTACAAGGTTAGTTCCGCTTACGTCTCCAGTGAAGGAAGCACCACTAAGATTAGCTTTGGCAGCGTCAAGAGCAGCTTCAGCAGCACGAGCAGTTGAAGCTTCGGAATCAATGTTCGACTGAAGAGTCGTGTCAGCAGATGCTCTAGCAGTAGCTTCACCACTAACAGCAGCGATACGTGCAGTTTCTTCAGCGTCGATATTGGACTGTAAAGTCGTATCAGCAGTAGCACGTGAGCTAGCCTCGTCATTGATGTTTGTTTGAAGGGTCGAGTCAGCGGATTGACGGGCAGTCTCTTCAGCATCAATGTTGCTTTGGAGAGTTGAGTCAGCACTGGCACGAGAAGAAGCTTCACTATCAATGTTAGACTGAAGGGTGGTATCGGCAGATGCACGAGTACTTGCTTCAGAAGAGATAGCGTCAGCGTTGGTTTTGATTTGTGAGTCGAGAGCTTCGTCAGCAGCAACCAAAGAACCAGCAGATGTGATGTAGTTGGTAGAGGAGTTAGCTGTGTAAGACCCGTCTGATCCAAGACCAGCACCAGTCTCAACAGCGTCTACGGCTGCTTGAAGAGCGGTATCAGCGGATGCTCTGCTGCTTGCTTCACTGTCAATGTTACCTTGTAAGGTAGTATCAGCAGACGCACGGCTAGAAGCTTCGCTGTCGATGTTAGATTGCAGGGTAGTATCAGCACTTGCACGACTGGAGGCTTCCGAATCAATGTTCGTTTGTAATGTAGCCTCAGCAGCCAATGCGCGTGTTTCTTCCGCAGCAATAGCACTCTTGGTCGATTGACCGATTTGATAGAATATAGATGATGTATCTGGCATATTAGTATTTATTATTGATGGTTAAAATTAAGCAGTACCGTCCGAAACAATCTCCGTCCATTCAGACCCTGTCCAAACGATAATCTTATTAGTGTCCGTCTCAAAGTATGTTTCACCAGCAGCTGGCGAAGCGGGACGGGTGGATGATGTGACTGTGTTTAAAGTAGCCATGTCTTATTCTTCTTCCTGTTCAAAAACATAGCCTAATGCGGTTGCACGGGCTACTGCTTCTTCTTCGTTATTATATTCCTCAATGTTTGGTTGTCCGCTAACTACTGCTGATCCTTCTGCTATTTCAACAAAATGAACAGCATCGTCACCGTGACACACATACCAAGTTTTATTATCGTTATTACTCATAGTTATTAAGTGTTATAAGAGACTGTCCACCCTTTGGTTTGAAGATTAGATAGTGCTGTCTGAGCAGCGGAGGACCATGTTGAGTAAGCTGCGTTTGTTCCTCCGTCTATTCCTAGAGCTACGCTACTAGCACCGTTTGTATCTAAGCTAGTAAGAATATTTTCAATTGATTGAGCCGTTAAAGCACAGCCAGTCCAAGAACCTTGAAAATCATTCGAACTTAAAGTACCTGTAGTATCAAACACATTTGCAGGGAAATCCGTAAGACTTGAGCAAAAATACCAAGCTTGCTTGAAATTTGTTCCACTAGAAGTATCAATTTGAGGGAAACTCGTGAGACTCGAACAGTAAAACCAAGCTCTGTAAAAGTTAGCAACATTACTAGAATCGATTTGAGATAAACTAGAGAGACTCGAACAGAAGTACCAAGTTTGATAAAGAGTCGTAACATTGGAGGTAGCACTTGAAGCTGTAAAATCAGTCATATTACTAGCCCCGTTAAATGAACTCTGAAGAGTAGTACCTAAGTTTATTCCATCATCAATTTCTACCGCAGTTATTTGAGATGAATCGGCTGCTTGGTTAGAAAAATTCGGGCGGTAAGTGCCTGAAGTAGTAATCTGAATTGTATACGAACCCGCTGTGTAGGTATGTGCAAGAGCGTTGGATGTACTTGATTCACTAGTTCCGTCACCCCAATCAACATCATAACTAACTGTACCAGAAGAGCGTAGTGTAAAATCACCTCCGGGATTAGTAATCTCATATGTTAAAAATGGACCAGCGGGTGCAAATTCATTAGCAAACGTTCTCCACGATCCACTATCATACACAACAATAGCACCTTCATCAGTACTACCAGCAGCTTTTAAATATAACTCACCATTCTTAGCAAGTCCGTTAGTTACCAACTCCGATTGTTGGGTGTCGTTAATTACTGTAATATCGCTCATGTGTTTTAGCTGTTGTTGAATATCTGCCAGTTACTACCGTCAAATACGTAAAGCTTCGTAGAGTCGCTTCCGTACATGATAGTACCAGTGCTGTCGCTGGTTCTTGCTGTTATATTAGCTGCCGTGTCTACATCGGGTGCAACGGTATTTTCAGGAAACCCAAGAACAGACTTTAAAAAGTCCGTCACAGCATCCGTTTTATCTACCTTGTCATCCAACTTCGACTTAACGGTCTGTCCGATTTGTTGAAGTATGTTAGCCATTAGTGATTATATTTATGTTAGTGATTATTGATTGTCAAAACTATTGAGCAGCTTGCCATCCTGAGTCTGTAAATACATACAATTTATTAGTGTCCGTGGCATACGCCATCGTTCCTAAATCGTCGTCAGTCCTTGCTTGAATGTTGCTCTCGGTGTCTAATATAGCCTTGCTAGTGCTAGTAAGAGATATTAATAAGTTCCTGACGCTCTGTCCCATTTGATACCATACGCTCATATTTTATTTTCATTAATTGGTTAAATCCGACACTTGTTAGTGAATTACGGATCACCTGTCAAGCCTTCAAGAAATTCTGCGTGGTCACCCACTTCTTCTTCACGTGCATCTAGGAAGTAAGGTAGTTCGTTCCAAGCAGTCGTTCCGTCTCCTATCTTAATACGATTACGGTCAGTATCTAACTCGATAGCCACTTCCCCTTCCAGCAGTACAGGGTTCTCATCTCGCCACTCAGCATAAGTACCACGTCTTAATTGTATACGTTTTGTAAAACTAGGCATCTGGTTGTCCTCCGTCGAATATATCAGTGTCGTCCAATACAGGACCACCCCCGTCAATAGTAACAAAAAATGGATCACTCTCCAGCGATGTAACTTTCGTTTGTAATTCGTCAGCTTTCTCTTTGTTCTCAGTAGCTACAGCCGACGATACAGCCGATACAGTACGCTGTTGAAAGCTTAACGGATTAGGACGAACGACAGGTCTTCTAGCTGGTCTAGCCATCCTTAGCACTTCCAACGACGCAACGCTAAAGCTTTACGGGTAGGTCTGCCTTTACTGTCTTTCATCGGTCCCTTTACTCCTGACATACGAGCACAGAAGGAACGCTTACGAGGACCACCACCGGGTTGAGGAGCTTTCAGTTTAGACCCAGTAGCACGATTGTATTTACGTCTTCCCTTTGCAGTGAGTCCACCTTTACGGCTTTTCTCACCTCTGCCTATGGATAACGATACACCCACCTTACTTCTTCTTCGGGAACCCACGCTTCATATTACTGTAAGCTTTAGGGCTAATCGTTGACTTCTTCTTACTACGGCTAATACCGAGTTTCTTTCTTCTGTTTATGTTTGCGTATAATCCTTTTGGCATATCTATCTTTTCATTAGCAGCTCCATCATACGATCAAGCTTAGTGTTTATCTCTTTAATATTTGTTTCAAGCCCACCCATACGGTTCTCAACAGCAGTATCTCTTTCACTTTGTGCTGCTAACTCAACCTCTATCTTAGTCAGTCGTTTCTCGTCGTTTTCTAATCTATCTGACAGTTTCTTTATCATCCAACCGATTACGGCAAGTATTACACCAAGTGCTGTATCTAAGAAGTGGGAGAGCGATTCAGTCATCGTGTTACAAAGCTGCGATAATAAAAGCTAACAACTCGCTATATCGGACAGACATCTCAGTTACTTGCTGATACCCTTCTTCCTGTTTCTTTGATATATATTTCTCATCGCCTTCAGTTTTCTCGTACCAAGTATTAACAGCAATGATACCGTACTTCATAGGATCGAGACCCTCCGCTTGAAACGCTGCCTGTAACTCTTGAGCAACGATACCGAAGTGATAACGTGCCTTTTCTCCTTTTTCTTCTACTGCTTGTTTAAGTCTGTACTTTTTAAGTAAGCCCTTAGCAGCAACAGCTACACGTTTTTCCGCTTCACTGAGTTCTTCTATGTCTTGCTTTAAGTTAGCATCAGAACCATTAAATGCACCAGTAGAGGAGTAAACATCTCTCCATTTAAGTGCAGAAGTACCTAAGTCTTTAGTATCAGTAACGATAGGAAATAAATTCCCGTCAAACGATACATCACCACTACTTGCGATTGTAACTGGATTTGATCCTGATCCAACAAAAAGCCTCAATATGTCTTCATTAGTACCGTGTTGGTATGTTCCCGGTGCGTCCAGAATAGTATCTATCGAAGCTGAATCTGCCTCATTAAATGTCGGGGTGTTTTGACCAGCTTTATTAAGAACAAGCTGACCACCTTCCGTTGAAGAACTTGAGTGATAAACAGCTAAAGCTACATTTATGGTAGACGGAGACAAGTCTACTTGGTAATTACCTGAATCAGCTTTTATCAAATCAAAATTAGCTGTATTACCTTTTACTATAAAATCTGTATCGTGATTATTGTCGTTTACTACAACCTCTGTGCTGTTTACTAACAAGTATGTATTATCTCCTTTTAAGATTTCAGCACCTCCTTGAGTTGTTCCGTCGTGCACTCTTAATGTACTGTTGTTACTGTTGTAGGTAACTTCGGCTTCAGCTCCCGTAAAAGCGTCGTTCTCTGCTTCTGTTCCTCTTCTTAATTGTACTTGTATATTTGGCATGATTATAAGTGGTTGTTATGCGACTGATCCAAAGTCTAATGTTGTTGATAATTTATCTGAGTCTACTGAGCCGTTGGTAAGTCCTACCTTAGCCGTGTTAGCAGCTACAGCAGTGTTGTTAGCTACTTCCGTATCGAAGTCTGAAATTGTACTGGCAGTCTGCGTTCCCGTGTGGTTGGCTCTAGCTAGTAAAGTCGCATCACTACTATTAGCGGTAGCACCGTTAGCTACGTTTAACAACGATTGAGTCTGTGCTACACTTAACTCTAATATATCAGAAGAACTACCTGTATTATTACCTAATATCGTATTAGCAGGTATCTCTTCTATCTTGGCAAAAGTAACAGAGTCATCTGCAATGCCTGTAACAGCTCCTACCTCAAGTCCCCCAAGCGTACTACCGTCGTGTACAAAAAGTTTCTTCGTATCCGTAGTGTATACTAGCTCTCCTTCTGCACCTGTAAAAGCTGAGTTTTCAGCTGCTGTTCCTTGTCTAAGTTGTACTTGAATACTCATTTATGCAATTCCTCCGTAGCTGTAAAATCCTGTTACTGGGTCACCAACTAAGCTGCCATAATCATATTCAGTTGGTATATCTGTTATAGCTACTTTATATCCTCTTTCAATAACAAGTATCTCAGATAGATTAGTTGGTGGTGTGTCGAAGCGTATTAAATTACTAGCACCTATAATAGTGTAGTCATCAGGGTCTTGAACTTCTCCGTCAATTGTTACAAGCATAGCTGTAGACGTTGTAACATTGGCTGTAAAAGTCAAAGCAAAGTCTGTCTCACTTCCGTCTCCTGTAAACTTACTAAAGCTTGGAGGACTACTTGTGCCTGTTGTTACACTTGCTAGAGCTGAATCAACATAGGACTTATTAGCTGCATCAGTAGCACCCGAAGGAGTAGAAACACCACTAACAATATTACCGTTAACATCAACAGCACCTGATACTTTCGACCCGTCAAAATCATTTAAAGAACGAGCGTCCACATAAGATTTATTAGCAGCATCTGTGTTGGCTGTCGGAGAACCTAGTCCTGTAATCTTATTGGTTCCCATTGCTAACGACCCTGTCATTGAGTCACCAGCTTTATTAAGCTTTAAGGCATCCCCTGCAATCCGAGCCGTTTCTTCAGCACTAATAGCTGCAATCCTAGCTGTCTCTTCTGCGTTTATGGCAGCAATCCTAGCAGCTTCCTCGTTGCCTATCTCAGTGTCTACAAAACTTTTAGTGGTAGCGTCTTGAGGATCTACAGGGTCAGCTAAGTTTTTTAAGTTTTGATCTTGTGCAGAAAAGTCCTGACTACCTTGTACCCGTTGTAAAGATGAATCGTTAAGCTCACTGATCTCTTCGTTTAAGAAACGGTTGTGTTGGTACGCTCTATCCAGTTCACTCTCAGTAAGTACCGATCCGTTCTCAAAGTCTACAAGGTTTAAGTCAGGTTGACTCTTACGACGTACTCTTACATCATCACCAGCGTTAACACCAGATGTAGGAAACACACGGGTAACTCCTGATGTAGTAGATAGCGAGTAATTATTAGACGCTAACAACGCTCCGTTTACTTCTACTGTTATGTGGATTTCTTCAAGGAACGGGAACGTCACGATAAAACCTGCCGTAATGTCGGAGGCTGAAACGTTATTATAGTCTACGTAGGTGTTAGCCATGATATTATATTATTACTTATTGAGTGAGGAGTTCAAGCACTTAGTCATCGTTGTAAGATTTCAAATGGGGCAACAGGCGGTACTTCAGGTGCTTTCACTGTCCCTCTTGTTTCTAAAATACTGTAAAGAGTATCTTCATCTTCGTTTATAAAACTAGCTAAAAATGCTTTATCTTCTAGTATATCTTTCTTAGTTTGATTATAAAATTGATTCAGTAAGCTATTCAAAGCAAGTAACCCTTCGTTAGCGTATTTACCTGTCTCAGTAATTTGAAAGCCTTTGTTGTATTTCTTTATCCAGTCAGCGTTAGTAATTAAACTGTTTACTGCTTGATTAATAGTCATACGCTTACCTGCTAGTCCTTTGATACCCTCTATCTTTTTAATTTTAACTAGCTGTCTTTTTAAGCGTTGATCGAAAGCGTAAGATAATGTCATACCAGTATCGTCATCTACGAAATCAACCATATTCAGGCGATCTGCTATCATACTAGGTTTCCCTGCAATGTTAGCGTGAGTATCGCTTGCGACTATTTCTTCAAACCTAGTCATGTCTAACTTTTTCCTAGGTGCCTGTCTTATAACAGTTTGCGTAACCCAAGTGTGTGTGCTTTCTAAATCTTCTCCAAGTAAATCAGTCTTCAAGTTAACAGCACCTGCACCTAACACTGAGTAAGCAATCCGGTCCCAGTATCCTTGCCCTCTTAAATCAGGGACACCTTTTTGAAACACTGTTTGTATTATTTTTCGTAATTGAGCTGGAACAGGAACATATGAAGCAAGTAAACGTGATAAAGCATTACGTGTAACATCTCCTTCAAATTTAGCTATTTCTTGTGCTGTTTCAATACCTTGAGCTAACGGCATCGCTTCTGCAAGTTTCTTAAAAGATTTACCTAAAACAAATAGCAACGTCTGATCTTTAGTAAGAATAGTCTGTCCTGTGTCTCTTTCTTCTTTTTTTATTTTATTCCAAGTCATCACATCAGCTGCTAACGCGATAGGAAAAGACCAAGGTAAAGCAGCTGAGTAATCTGATCCCATTATATTAAAAGATTGTAATTTATTTTTTTTGCGTTGATCTACAGTCATCCACTCAAGTGATCCCGTAGCCATGCCATTAAAAGCAGCAATACCTCCGATAGCATAAAGAGAAGTAGATAGCATTGAGTCCGTTAGAATGTCTTCGTTGTATCTTAATCTACGTTCTTCCGCTTGGTTCTTTCTGCGTGTTAAGTCTTTTATCTCCTCGTTGATATCCTCTTTTAACTTAGGGTCATCTATATTTCTTAACCTGTTATATTGCTCTTTTAATTTTATATCTAACTCTTTTATTTTACCGCTGAATGGGTTTGCGAATCTTCTAACTCCGGGTGTTACCGAACCAGCAGCCAATGCAGGAGATAGCGAAAATCTTGCCCCTCTGTATACCGCTCTAATAGGAACACCTACATAAGGCAGAAAAGCGTCGATCAAAGCTGATAACGCTCCGTTGTCGTTTGTTAGTTTTTTAATCCCTCTTATTATTTTCTCTGCACCGTTTATTGGTATGTCTTCTAAATCCCCGTCAGCTGCAAACAATAACTCTTCTCGTATTTGATTAACAGTGTCTTCAAATTCGTGTGCATCATTCAGTACCGATAATCCGTCACTATCTCTCCAAGCTCCGTCATACAATTCAAGTGCTCTTTTTTGTGCTTTAACCGTATCATCAGGGAACTCTAATATAGCTTTCTTATGTGCTTCTGCGTGTAGCCTTCCTTTAATTAACTGCCGTTTAAAAGCCGAATCAAGTGTCTGAATACCACGCACACCCAGCGTCCATAATTGCCAAAACTGACCGTTCTTTATAGTGTTGGTAAACCAGTTGGACGTATTCTCTAAAGCTTGCACTCTTCTTTCTGCTGATTTGTAAGCTCTAGAAACTAAAGAATGCTCACCTCTTTTTAATGAAGTAGGGTTTATTTCGTCCGACATTCTACCAGCTCTGCTATCTACAGCTGAAACATTCTCAGCAAATGTACGACGCATCTCTGCCCACAATCCTTTAGTGTCGCTTAATATTTTAAAAGCACCCGCAGCATCTGCCATCGCTAATCTTTTTCTAACAGGTAAGGCTACGTTATGTGCGTTGTACATGAAATTAGTGAGTGGTCGATAGAATTGTTTCACTACTGCACCAACACCTGTAGGTAAACCAGCAAGCACTGACGGTAACTGGTCGATCAACGACAACTGACGTGCCATCTTAACATATCCCCAGCCTTTACTTAACCAACTAGCTGTGTCCTTTTCTAATGCTTTGTAAAAAGATTCTTCTAGTTCTTTGAAAGCCTTAACGTTTAGTCGTTCTTCTTCTATTTCTTTTCTAGCTCTGTCTAAATCACTAAGCTTTTGACGCATACGTTTTTTAGAATCAGCTATCTTCTTTCGCAATTCTTTTGACCTAGCAGGTTTAGTTGGTCCTTTAGGAGTAGGAGTTACTTCTTTTCTTAGCTCACCTACAACAGCACGACCTTCTATATCAGCCACTCTAGCAAGTTCTTGTTCAAGTTTTACAACAGCACGTGCCTCTACCTCTGCTTCTTTATAGTACTTTACTTTCTCTTCCAGCTCTTTTAGTCGTGGGTCTTTTTCTTTACTTGGTTTTAACCCTGCTGCTTTTTCTTGCTCATCTATTTTAGCAAAACGTGAACGTAAACCGTCTAATTCTTTTTGTAGTTTATCACGTTTGTTTTCGTAGGCTTTACGTAATTGTTCTGCTTTAAATTCATCAGACATCTCAACTCTAGCACGGTCAATCTCCTGTACTCTGTTACGCATATTCTTACGTAAGTCTGCTATGTCTTTAGTAAGTTCCTGCACACGACCCGGTGCTTTCTTTGGTCCCGTAGGTTTAGCTTCTACTTCTGCACGTTGTCTGCCTAATGGTCCTGTTTCTATCTCTAACAAACGAGCACGTTCAGCCTCTAGTTCTTTTATTCGTCGTACTTCAGACTGTGCATCCTTGTAGAACTTTATCTTGTCCTCTAAATCTTTTATTCGTGGGTCTTTTTCTTTAGTTGCAGCAGGTACAAGTTCTTCAGGTTCTTTACCGAACGTAGCACGTAATTCGTCCAATTCAGTCTGTAAAGTATTAATCTTCTTTTGAAACGCTTGCTCTGCTTTCTCCGCTTGAAACTCCTCGTCCATCTCACGCCTAGCTTTATCTATGTCTGCTAGTCGTTGCTTGATGTTAGTTTTAACCTTAGCAATCTTCGATCTAAGTTCAGCAGCTTTTGTTGCTGGTTTGGTAGGTGCTTTAGGTTTAGGAGTTACAGCTTCACGTTGTTCACCTATTGGTGCTACATCTAACTCGGATACTTTAGCAAGTTCTGCCTCTAAACGTTTTACTTCTAAGAAGTCCTTCTCAGCAGCGTCGTAGAACTTAATCCTTTCTTTTAAATCTGCAATATCAGGATCGTCTTGTAGTTGCTTCTTTTGCTCCGTAGTTAACTTAGCAGGATCACCGAAACGTTCTTGCAGTTCTTTTAAACGCTCTTGTAACTTCTTCTTTCGTTTCAGTAAACTTTGTTCAGCTTTGTCTGTTGGTTGTTTTTCGACATCAACTTCTTCTTCAACCTTTGGCTCTTTAAACGCTTCCTGTATCTCGTCGTCCTCTTTTACTACTGTTGGTTTAGGTCGACGACGCTTCTTTAGTTCTTCAGGTATAGCTAGATACGCGTCAAACATACCCTGTATATCAGCTTCGTCTCCGTCTATGACACCACGAGTCTTAGCTTCTAACGTAGCTTGTAGTCTTGCTAGCGATTCGTCTTGTAGTTGAGCACGTATACTGTACTTAGTAGCCCAAGCAAAATCTTCAGCATCACCACGTTGTGATTGAACTAAACGACCGCCTGTAGTGTTTAACCAGTCAGTAACATTCCTATTGAAAGAACGACTGAACTTTATCTCACTTAACATAGCTTGTGCTACATTCTTATCGCTAGGGTTTTTAACGAACGCACGAATCAAATCATTCATACGTTGTATATTTGCATCAGCTATCTTCTTGCCCTCACGATTAATACGAGGTGCTTCTATAGACAGCGTACCGCTTTCAGGTGTTGTGTCTATATTTTTAATGCGTTCTATTAAATCATCCAACGTATCTTCCCTAGCGTCGTCTACGTTTCTTTCTCTTTTAGGAGCTTCAACTACAGTTACTTCTTTTTCTACTGCTGGTTCTTCTACTGTCTTTTCTTTAACAACAGTGGGTTCTTCTACTTCAGGCTCTTCGTCCCTTACAACAATAGGTTCAGCTTCTTCTAGTTGTTTAGTAACATCTTCAACTTCTACATCTGGTTCTTCTTTTACGGTAGGCTCTACTTCTTGTTTAGATAGAACTTTGTTAGCCTCCATCATCTCAGCTATTGAATCATCCAGTATAGCTTGTGACTGCTCGATATCTTTGATCTGCTGTAAAGCTTGATGCTTGCTAGAACTTTTAGCTGCCGTTGCAGCTGCTCCTCCAAAACCAAACGCCACTTCAGGAGCTAAAGGTTCTTCGGCTTCTTTTATTTGTTGTTGTAGTTCTACCTTCTTTGCTTCTAAATTTTCCTTAGCACTAGCTATAACATCAGTAGCTTTGTTCCTGCCCCATTTACCCGTCCTAGCCCACACTGAGAATATCGTATTAAAACTACCACCAGCAGCAGAAGAGAACATATAATCATATACATTACGATCTGTACCGTTTAGGTGTGCTTCTACTTCTTGTCTTAATGCGGACTCAGCTAAACCTAAAGCAGCACCACTAACAAAAGTCTTAGTACCGTTAACAACCAACTCCTTGCCTTTCCACGCTTTAGCGGACGCTAGACTGGGAGCACTCAATCTAAATACTTTATCAGCTGCTTTTGTTACTAAACCGATGCCGAACACCGTAGAAGCAATGCTTTCACCTGCTGAGTAACTGTCTTGTATACCGTATGCTTTACGTATTGATTGTCCTATAAAATTAGATGCAAACCATATACCGCCTTCGGTTGCTACTAACCCAACGACTCCCGCAACTGTAGAACTAGGTTCAGGTGTTACAATACCAAGGGTTGATAGTTTTTTAGCGTTATTAGCCCAACGTAAATACTTTTGAGACTGGTGTAATTTATGAGTACCGTACAAACCTGTACCTAGTTCTCCTACAGTACTTACTGCTGTTCCTAATATATACTGACCAGTGCTTATCTCGTCCTCAGCTATAGTTACACTCTCTAATACTTCAGGAGGTAGATAGTCGGGGTTAGTGTCTACAGGAGGAGCTGGTTGTATGTCTAGCTCAGGGTTCTCTTGTATTCTAAATGTATCAAGATTACCTTCAGCTTTAGCTTTTCTAAGCTGTTCCGCAATAGTACTCATTAATGGTTACTCTCTTGTGTCTTACGAAAAGCGTCCAAAGAAGGAACATCGTAAATACCTAAGCCTTGATAAGTTTCTTTTACTTTCTGTTCTTCTTCTGACAATGGTTTTCTTTCTAAATCTTTTTGTAAAATATCGTAAAACTCTAAATACATCCTGTTCAGCTCGCCTAAAGTTCCAAATAGTTGTACATCATCAGAATCTAAGTTAGCTTTCTGTAACATCTTGTAACTTTCAAAATCAAATGTGGCGTAACCATATCTAGTTAGTGAAATTGCTAAAGGTTGTTTATCGTTATCCGTAAACATCCGTTTTCTGTCCGCTTCTATATCTCTTCTAAAAAACGGTATCTCTTTTCTTTTCTGTTCTAACATAGCTTCAGGAAACATCGTTTTATATTTCTTTTGCAACTCTTCAGCTTTTGTTACTCCTACCCTTTTTTCTAATGGGATTTTTGCAGCTGGCTCATCACCAAACGTAATAGCAGATGCTTTTGCTAGTCCTTCGTAACGTTGTCTTTCTTTCTGTACTAATTCATTAGTTAAATCTTGTAAGGCAGCATCTCTTACGTCTTCGTCTTGATCTTGTAATCTAAACGCTTCTTCCTTTACTTTGTTCTTTATGAAACTAACAGCACCTGAGTTATACAAATAGCTTCTATCGTCTAGTGTTATCTCGCTATCTTTTAATTGATTATCAACCGCACCTAAGTTAGCTAATAACTGGCTTGCTATATTTGTGTAGTATTCTTTTTTGAGAACATAGTTACCAGCTGACAATCTTTTAGATTCGACCAGTAGTTCATCAAACTTTTTAATTCTAGGATTGTCTGATAAAAACCCTTTCCAAGGTGCGTCTTCTTCTGGGTTATCTTTTACATACGATCTAAAGTCCTTTAATATTTCAGGGATAGTTTCATCTGTTATGGGTATAGGTGTCGGTCCTATTGCTTTTATTTGAACGTAATCACGTGTAATGTCATCAAGTATCGGATAATATAAGGCTGAAGCTAAGTCTCCTTCTGTCCCTCCTGCTTCATCTAAAACATCTAAGAGGTTTTGCCCAATATCTCCACCACCTGCAAACACTTTGTCTACATATTGATCAACCTCTTCCTGCTGCATCTCAGGATTCATACTACTAAATATAGAACGCAATGTACTAAGTTTATTCTCAGGCATATCTTCACGATCACGTACTCCTGATCTTATAATAGATGTAATCCTGCCTTTTAAAATTTCTCTTTTCTGTGCCGTTGACTGGGTATTAACCTCTGTCATCTTCTGTCTAACCCTAGCTATTCCGTCGTTGAGTTTTAAACGAGAAGCAGAAGAACCAAACACGCTCCTGTTATCTACCTTAGTCAACTCCATAGCGTTCATAAAGGACTGAGCATCGTTGTATCTTCCTTTAGCAATCAACGTGTCTACGGTAGCAAAGAACCCATTCTCCAGTATACGCTGACGATCCGTTGCGTCATCTATACCTTTCTCTTGCATGATCTTCTCATGACCTTCTGCGATAGCTTGTATATTTACGACATCTATCGGACCTGTAGTAGCAGCACGAAGAGTTTCCATTAACTGTACATTCTCTTGATCGATAGTATAATCGTCTTGAGCTTTCTCGTACTTCTCTAATGCCGTCGTCTTCCACTTAGGAATAACAGAGTTAACTAACAACTGAGAAGGTAAACTGTTTGCTACACCCTCTCCCAATAAATCAATAACACCTTGCCTAGCTTGTCCTATAATAGTATCGAGATGTTGAGAAGCTTCTGCTTTACTGGTGTATTTCTCAACGTCTAGCACCTCACCCTCTCTCGACTGTAACAACGGAAGCATATCAGTGTTTATATGATTCTTTAACATATCCTCATGGATACGCTGTTGTTTAGATAACTGTCTTTCAGCTTCAGCTTGTCGTCTTTGTTCTTCGATTTGTTGTTCTTTAAACTGTGCAGCTTTACCACGTTCTAACGCTTGTTCACGTTGTTGTTGCTGTTGTACGATACCTGCGTAACCTTTAGTTATTAATCCTACTTGTTCTAGGTCACCCGCAAGTTGTAATAAATTATTAGTACCTGCTTTTCTTTGTGCGATTCCGTAGTTAAAACCGGGTAGAGCTACAGGAGCAACAACTGGTGCTTCTCCTACTCCTTGTACTTGTACTCGTTGTTTAGCCATTATGGAGTGTAAAACGGATTAGTGTATTGGTCAGTCTCAGGCATATAAACAGAAATACCTGCACCAGTATCTATAGCAGGGGGGCGTGAAGCTGATTGCATACCTTGGTACATACTGTAAGCACCTAGTCCTGCTTGTATTCCTTGCAGTGCTGCCCCTAAACCACTTGGTTTTTGTATCGGTTGTTCTATGCCTATGAGTTCCTGCTGAGAAGCTAACTCTATTTGTCGTAAACCTAAACCACGTCTAAGCTCCAGTCTCTCTTCCTGTTTTGTTAGTCCAGATAAAAGAGCAGCTTGTTGTCTTCTTAGGTCGTCCATTAAATGTTGAACAGATACACCTGACACACCTGACTCACCAGCGGATACTCTTGCTGTAGATAAATCTGCTTCGGTCTTTTTACGTACTAAACCTTTTTCTTCGGCAACGGCTTCCCTTTGTTGAGCAGCTTCTATCTGTGCAGTTGATACTTGATAAGCTCTTTTTTGACGTGCTGCTGCTGCTGCCTGTGCTTGGTATCGTGCTTGTGCTTTAGCTTGCTGTCTAGCACCTGCATACCCTACACCAGCCGAGGCTATACCTGTGGCTGCACTAATACCTGCAATAACTAAAGTAGGACTACACATACTTACTTCCTCTCTAATATAAATGACATATACCCGTCGTACTGGCAATCGCTAAACTCAGCACCTAACCACTTCAACCACCTGTAACTCAACGTATTAGTCTTCATTACCATGTTTGTTAAATAGTCATAACCTACCATCAATTCATCCACCCACTTCTGTGAGTTCTGTATAAAGTACTTCTTAGCCGTGGCTAGTCGTCGTGTTCCTAACAACCAAACAACACCAATGTTCTCACTAGGACTAACACCAAAGCTACAGTATAAACCGTCGTTACCTCTTAATGAATATACTTTACTGCTTGTTTGAAACGACAGGTTAACTGCGTCCTTTGGGTGATGCATGAGACCGATACACTCCATCATGTCCTCTTCCCTCATGTCGTCGTACAACTCAAAGGCATCCATGTCAGGTTGTGCTTGTTCCACTCTAAGACCCATATCTTCTGCTCCTCGGTATAAACATAGATTCAAACTCAGCAGCTAACAGCTTGAATGGCAAGGCAGAACTGCTCTTTACTTCAATTGTTACCTCGTTTGGTTGTGCTTGTACGGCAAATCTAAAGTGTCCGTTCTGTGGTTCAAATTCATTCAACGATAAGTTAGCACCTACGATGTCAGGATTAAATGCATACGTGTATGTATCTCTGTACTTAGGTGTTACTTCAACAACAAAGTGTCCAGTGTCTGCATAGTTAACACTACCACTACGTATTGTTTGATAGGTGTAATCAGATGCAGATCGTCCTCCCCGTTCCGTTGGTTGCTTCAATGTCTGCTCGGAGAACCTGTACAACATAT